GCTATATGGCCGAGATTTATTTCATTGACGGTCAAGCCCTAATACCATCCTCATTCGGCGAAACTGATTCTGCCACAGGTGTATGGAAGCCCAAGGCTTACTCTGGCACATACGGTACTAACGGCTTTTACCTCAACTTCTCAGACAACTCTGGCACGACATCCACAACGCTAGGCAAGGACAGTTCAGGCAATAGTAACAACTGGACACCTAACAACTTCTCGGTGACTGCGGGTGTTAACAATGACTCGCTAGTAGATTCACCTACGGCATACGGTACAGACACAGGCGTTGGTGGTGAGGTGCGTGGGAATTACTGTACTTGGAACCCTCTGGACAAACAAACAAGCGTCACCATAGCAAACGGGAACCTTGACGCAACCTATACTGGAACCACAGATGTCTATGGGTGTTTTTCCACTTTCTCAGTATCAAGTGGAAAATGGTATTGCGAGTTTACGGCAACTGGGCTTGGGGGTTCTGCTTATCCGCAGATTGGTATACGAAGAAGTAACAACTATGTTGCACAATATATTACAGAAACTTATGTAGACATAAAAGCTGGAACTTCTAATAATCGTGGTTCTGCTGGCCCAACATTTACGGCATTTATTGATAGTGATGTTTTGGGTATTGCGTTCAATGCTGATACTGGAGAGATATTCTTTTCCAAAAATGGTACTTGGTTAAATAGTGGAAACCCAGCCGCAGGAACGGGAGAATTCTTTTCTGGCTTAACTGATGGCCCATTTAAGTTTGGTATTGGTATGTACTCAAGCAGGACTGCCTTTGCCAACTTCGGTCAACGTGCCTTTGCCTACACAGCCCCCTCTGGCTTTAAGGCATTGTGTACAACTAATCTGCCTACGCCGACCATCGGTGCTACTAGCACTACACAGGCGAATGATTACTTTAATGCGGTAACTTATACAGGTAATGGAACTAGCCTTAGCGTAACTGGTGTTGGCTTCCAGCCTGATTTAATCTGGATTAAAGACAGAAGCAATGCAAGGGCGCACGTTTTACAAAATGCTATTGCTGGCTTTTCCCAATATCTACAATCTAATGCTACAGATGCAGAGACAACAGCATCTTCTGGCGTAACTGCGGTTGGGTCTGATGGATTTACGGTTGGAACTCAGTTGGCATGGAATAGTAATACTGAAACCTATGTCGCATGGAACTGGAACGCTGGCGGCTCAACTGTAACCAACACTAGCGGCACAATATCGGCACAGGTCAGGGCGAATACAACTAGCGGGTTCTCGATTGTTACTTATACGGGTAACGGAACAAACGGTGCAACTGTTGGTCATGGTCTTGGCATTGCTCCATCTTTAATTTTTATCAAAAACCGTGGTGCAGTAGCATCTTGGCTTGTTTATAGCTCAAGCATTGGTGCGTCTAACTTTTTAGTTTTAAATACCACAGATGCTTCTGCCGCTTCTGCGCTTCCTTTTAATAATACAGCGCCAACTTCGTCTGTATTTTCTTTGGGAACTTCTGGTGGTACAAATACAAATGGGGGAACTTTTGTAGCCTACTGCTTCGCACCAGTAGCGGGGTATAGCGCTTTTGGAAGTTACACGGGCAATGCAGCCGCTGACGGCCCATTTATCTACACGGGCTTTAGACCTAGGTTTGTTATTAGAAAATGCTCTAGCGCAACAAGCAACTGGTTTATAAATGATGCAGCAAGAAACCCTTCTAATGTTGTTTTATTAAGATTGAATGCTGACCTTTCTGATGCAGAAAGTTCTGGTGCTAATTCTGATATTGATTTTCTATCTAACGGATTCAAAATTAGAGCAACATCTACTGCGGGTGTAAATCAATCTGGACAAACACACATATATATGGCTTTTGCCGAGACTCCCGCAAAATTTTCGCTTGCCCGTTAGGTAAACAAAATGCCACAAGGAAGATTCCATCAAGACCAAAGCGGGACAAAGATAAATATGCTAACTCTTTTGTTTCGAACCAATGAGCAATCTAAAAACGGAAGTTATAAATATATGACCCGTTGCGATTGCGGAACAGAAAAGATTGTTGCTTACAATCAAATGACCCGTGGTAGCACTAAGTCTTGTGGTTGCTTGCAATTCAGAAAAGGCGAAGATAGTCCGAACTTCAAACACGGTTTAGCGTTGAAATCGCACCCAGAATACAAGCGTTATCAGCGTGAGTGTTTTGACCGTCACCGCTATAACCTTGAGCCTCAACACAAAGCCGCATTACTAGACGCACAAAACGGTGGTTGTGCTATCTGCGGGTACAAATTTGAGCAGAAAATAGGCGATATGAAAGTTGACCACAACCATTCAACGGGCGAGGTCAGAGGTTTATTATGCGATTTATGCAATCGAGGGCTTGGTATGTTTAGGGACAATCAAGACAATCTGACCAAAGCAATATCTTATTTAGCGAGGTAACAAATGTTTCAACTCAATGGCAACCCAATCTCAATAGATTCTGAAGTAACCATCAATGGTATCCGCTACCCACACCTGCGTGACCCTGCTCTGCGTGAGCAACTAGGTATCGTAGAGGTAGCAGACCCAGAGCAGTATGACCAGCGTTTCTATTGGTCTCCTACATTGCCTAAGCTGCTTGATGACCGTGAAGAAGTAGACGAAGACGGTAATCCCATGTATGTCAAAGTCTTGGGTGTGGTCAACGGAGAACCTGCAATGGTTGACTCCACAGAGCGTCTGGTGACCAAAGGACTCAAGAGCCAATGGACTTCTCAGGTTAAGCAGACTGCTGGTTCTATGCTTGCCCAAACTGACTGGATGGTAGTCCGCAAGGCAGAGCGCAATGTAGACATCCCCGCAACGGTGGTCGCAAAGCGTGCGGCGATTGTGGCTGAGTGCGACAGGCTAGAGGCTGCGATTGCGGCTTGCACGACTGTCGAGGCTCTGATTGCGGTAGTTGGCAACCAAGGATGGCCTGCATAATGGCTACAATCGTAGAGGTCAAAGGCCAACTTGACACCCACGAAGCCGTCTGTGCCGAACGCTATCTTGGGATAAACGCTAGACTAAAGCGCCTAGAGCAAATCCTGATTGGCTCTGCTGGATTCATAATCGCCCTACTGCTAAGCCTAGTCGTTAAATGACCACCATCGCTGCCAGAGCGTCTACGGGAGAAATTGCCGCAGATTCGATGGTCAGCGGTGATGACTCCTTCTACCTCGTAGAGAAGCTCCGTAAGGGACAAGAGAGCATCTACGGGGGTTGCGGAGATTGGGATAAACTATTAAAGTTCTACAATTCGTTGGAGTCTGGGGCAGACCTAGACTCGGATACGGATGTGACCGTTCTCGAACTCAGAAGTGATGGCATTTGGATTTACGAGAGTACCATCATTCCTGCGAAGATAAAGAACGACTTTTGGGCAATTGGAACTGGGGCAAACTTTGCTATCGCTGCCATGCACTTAGGCTTAACTCCGGCAGAAGCAGTAAAGCTGGCGTGTCTGTACGACACATCCTCCCACGAGCCAATTGACGTAATGTCTCTAAGCGGGAGGAAGCGTGGTAGCACTAAAAAAGGTATCGGACGAGGAACTAATAGCGGCGTTTAAGACCTACGGGAGTCCACAGAAGGTCTCTCAGGTTCTAGGCATAGACGTAGGAACGGTTTACCGAAGGCGGTCGGCACTAAAAGACGTATCCCTGCCCTCCTTTGCCGCAAGACAGCACAGCATCGCCAACACATACATCCCCGATAACCGTAGGGTTATCTCCCACACCGTAGATAACGGTCATGTCTTTATAGCCTCGGACTGCCACTACTGGCCTGGCGAGGAAACCGTAGCACACAAGGCGTTTGTTTCCCTGCTGACAGAATTTAAGCCCAAGACCATCATCCTAAACGGGGATGTGTTTGACGGGGCTAGAATCAGCCGCCACGCCGCCCTCATGGGTACTAACCCCCCTACCCCAAAGCAAGAGATAGAAGCCTGCCAAGACCGTCTACACGAGATTGCAAACGCTTCTAAGAACGCTACTAAGCTTTTCACCTACGGTAACCATGACGTAAGGTTGTTTAATTACATTGCAACCCACGCCCCAGAGTTATCTGAGTTCAGCGACTTGTTTTCGTACTTTCCAGGTTGGCATACGGGGTGGCGGGTGGACATAAACAACTCTGTTGTGGTCAAGCATCGGTGGCACAACGGGCAACACGCGACATATAACAACGCCCTGAAGTCTGGCAGAAGTATCGTCACAGGACACCTGCATAAACTGATGGTTACCCCGTGGACGGACTACAATGGGCGCAGATACGGTGTAGACACAGGAACGCTTGCGGAGCCAGGTGGCGACCAATTTGTGTATGTAGAAGAAAACCCCGTGAACTGGTGTTCTGGGTTCTGCGTTCTGACATTTAAGAATGGTATGTTATTACCACCAGAGTTATGCGAAGTAATAAACGGCGTGGCTTACTTTCGAGGAGAGAAAGTGGGATAAATGAGTGATTTAGTAGCCTCGGCAAAGAGTGCCGCGCAGGGAATAAAAAGCGCGATAGCCGCAGGGAAAGAGATTGAAGCAGTAGTCAACGATATTCAAAAACTTGGGGTCGCAGAACTCCAAGCCAAGCAACAGTTCCAAAAAAAGCAACGGGTAGTTAAGGGCGATACCACCATCCTCACAGCCTTTGCGGAGTGGCGCAGACTTAAAGAAATCAAGGAAGCCGAGGACGACTTATTCCAGCAGCTTGTTGAGCGTTACGGCAAGGACAAGGCTGAGTTTGAGTGGAAGGACATCCAAGCCATCAAAGAGCGCCAGATAAAGGAAGTCAAGGACGGGCGTGACGAGATGGGGCGTGACCTAAAGAAACTCCGAGAACTCAAGGTTATGTGCTTCATAGCCTCGCTAATCATAGTCACCACTTACTACATCTTCAAAGGACACCTGTAATGCTATCCCTAATATCTTCCGCTATTGGCTTTTTTGCCTCTGGTCTACCTCAAGTACTAAATTTCTTCCAAGACAAGGCTGACAAGGCGCAAGAGTTGAAGTTAGCGCAGATGCAGACCGAGCGCGAGTTAGCCCTTGCAGAACGCGGTTTCCTAGCCCAACAAAGGGTCGAGGAGATTAGGACTGACCAGATTGCCCTTCAGACCGACGCAGACCGCCAGAACGCCGCTTTAGACCACGACAAGGCTATCATGGCTCGCGCCTCTAGTTGGGTCGTGAACTTGAACGGCATAGTTCGCCCTGCGGTCACCTTTATCTTTGTCTTAGAGTTGGTGCTAATTAACATGGGGCTGACTTACTTCTTGCTAAAGGGCGGTCTTGGAGACATGAGCGTGGAGCAGTTTATCGCCGCCACAGACGTAATCTTCTCCGAAGACGAGATGGCCCTGCTCTCTGGGATTATTGCTTTCTGGTTCGGGAGCCGCCAATGGGGTAAGAAGTGAAAGTCAGCAAGGAAGCAATAGAGGGGATTAAGAAAGACGAGGGGGTAAGGACAAAACCTTACCGCTGCCCAGCCCTGCTGTGGACTGTTGGGGTTGGACACGTTATCGACCAGAACCACATAAGGGTAAAGTTTGATGACCGCAAAAATCTACCAATTCCCGACGGATGGGACAGAGTTCTTAGCATGGCAGAAGTTGATGCTATCTTGGCTCAGGACTTGGCTACATTCGAACGAGGTGTTCTGCGCCTCTGTCCAGGTGGACTTACTCAAGGCCGCTTTGACGCTCTGGTTTCCTTCTCCTTCAACGTCGGGCTTGGCAACCTCCAAAGGTCAACCATCCGCATGAAGCACAATCGTGGAGACTTTGAGGGCGCGGCAGAGTCCTTCATGGCGTGGACTAAAGCGGGCGGGAAAGAACTGCCTGGCTTAGTTAAACGTCGGAAGCACGAACGCGCTCTCTATGAATCTGAGTAATTCTTTCCTTTAGTTCCTCGGCTATTGTCAAATTGTGCTTGGCCTCAAACTGGTCAAGCCACTTCCTCCTCGCCTCCCTTGTTGGGAGCGTCAACACATACCTTGCCAGCCCTTCTATCTTCGCCTCATGTTCGCTCATCACGATTTGATAGAACTCCTCTTTGGTGGCGGTAAAGGTTCCTCTGTTAACCAGCCCTAGCAAATGTTTTATGCAACGCTTTTCTGGCGGTGGTGACGGCTCTGATTGCGTCAGATTTTCGAACAAATCTCCCAAGATAATACCTCTTATAGTTGGCACAAACGTGTGCCTCGTAAAACTTTTCCTTCCTCTTGTAGACCCCTTTCACATTAGACTTGGTTTTCTCCCGCAACTTGGAGTTCCACCTGTTTTCCATCTGCGTGGCAACTCTGAGATTGCTTAGTCTATTGTCGGCAAACTTGCAGTTCTTGTGGTCAACGGTCTCAGGCCACCACCCGTGGTGATAAGCCCAGATAATCCTGTGAGCAAAGTAAGGCTTTTTGAATATAGCAATTTTGCGATAACCGCGAGGGGTTATGTGTCCTGCGATTGTGTTGGCGTACCTAGCGTTCCACATGACATACGCGGAATACTTGGCGAAAGCCTCAATGGGTCGAGGCTTCCACACAAGTTCCCCTTTCCTGTAAACAAACAGGGCGCGTAGCTGTTGCTTGCTTAGAATGGAATGTCGTCCTCTAAGGCTTGTTGCTTTGGCTCTGCCTTGGGCTTGGGTAGTTCAACCTTGAGACTCATAAACTTCTGCCCAGACTTGCCTGTTTTAATCCATGCGGCTAGGTTGTACTCAGTCCCGTCTACGTTTAACTTGCCCTTGTAGGCAGGAGCCTTCTCGTTGTCCGACTCGTTCTTAAACAACACACCGCTATTGGTATTATCGTATTCCATAACTTCTCCTATTTGGCTGCTATATAAAGACCAACATTGCCAAGGCTATAACCCAAGAAGGCTACGCCCAGACCCACCTTACCCTCTAGTAGCAACTGCACCGCTACCACAAGGTATACAACACCGATTCCGGCTATTAACCACGCCGCCACTCTGTCCACCCCGCTAGAACAATCACCCCCAGCATAAACAACACAAACCACGCCGCGTCCTGCGCGTAGAGGTGTGCAGATATAAGTCCGTCTTTCATTCTTCGTCCTCCGTGTTCATTAGTAATTGATACTTAATCACCTCTAAAACCCCCACCACCGAGGCTAGAGGTAGTGCCTCGTCAAACTTCTCCACAGCCCCCACAATCTCTTGGTAGAGGGCTTCTATCATCACCTGCTGACTCAACCCCGCATCTCCTGGGCCAAAGTCTTAAATCCCCAATCCTCTGCCATCCTCGCGCACCGCAACATCTCCTCCTCGCGCACAATATCCGCAAACCTCTGCAACTGGGTACGAGAGTCCTCGTGGAAGTTGAACAATATCTCGCCCTCCTTCAAGAACAATCCCGCTTCTACCGCTAGGTCGTCAATCGTCACACTCAGCCTCCACTTCCTTTAGAAATAACTGCACCTTTTCTAACATCTCGTCCATGTCCTTTTGCTCCGGCTCAAACCGCACGATAAAGAGCATCTTGCTCACCGGAAGCCTAGAGTCGAAGCTTACAAAGTCGCACCACTTCCTACCCGTACAGGCTAGTTGGAGCATCATCTGGTTTTTATACTTTGTGGGAACCTTGCCCGCCTTCCTGTATTGCAGGTGCGTAGCCGTGTTCGGATTCTTAATCTCTACTAGACCATCCTCCCCAACAAGCCCGTCAGGAGAGGCTCCTAGCCATTGTATTGTCGGGTGGGGTACGAAGCCTACTTGGTCTACGAAAACGCCCGTGTGAGCCTCGTATGCGGCTCTGGCGATGGGTTCCTGCTCGGTTCCGCGAATCATAGCCGCGTTGGGCGCAAAACCCGCCTGTGGGGTCTTGGTAAGTCTTTCGGCTACGAGCTGCCAGAGGTAGTTCTTGCGGGTCTCTGTGTCCTTACCCGCTAAAGCGTCGCTAACCCTGCTGGCCGTTACAAACCCCAACCTCGCTAGTAGCCATTCCTCTGTGCCCTGGACTATTTCTTTGTAATCGGTCATTGAGCCTCCTTTTGGCTATGTGTAGTTCTGCCTCTAACTTATCCGTACTCATCCGCAACCTTTGGGCTACATTGTGGCTCAAGTTATACGGGTACTGGATATATCTTGCCTTCAAAACCCTGCGCGATATATCAGGTAATTCCCTAACCGCGTCCTCCACCATCTGCCCGTCAATCATGTCGGGTTCTATTCTCGGTTCTTCTCCTTCAAAGACATCCTCGGACTCGTAGTTGCCCTCTGCGCTCGCACATTGGGTACGGTGTTCTGGGCCAACATGACCCCAAGCACAATAAAACGCCCAGTTCCGAAGACGGTCTTCGCTAATCATATTGTGCATCCAGCGTGGTATTTCCTTTTTGCAACTAGATACGCTTGATGAGCCAAGTCTGGAGTTTCAAAATAACCTAATTTTTTAACTTTCCCCAAAATCCTAATTTGAGAAATCCATTTGCTAGATTTTTTATGTTTGGTTACTCCCAAAAACCCAGATGTATTTCTAGCTGTCGGTTTTCTTAAGTTTTCTAAATTTTGTCTCCTAGAAACAGACCTTAAGTTACACAGTCTATTGTCAGTTTTTATTCCATTTATGTGGTCAATATCTTCTGTGGGCCATTCTCCATAAACATAAAACCAAACAAGCCTGTGCGCTCGATATGTTTTACCCAAAACCCTTATGTCAATGTACCCGTGCTTGCTGTTTACAGTTCCGGCATGAAGATTTCTTTGGCGAACCTTCCTAACAAACAACCCCGTTTCTGGGTTGTAATCCATGAGTTTTATAAGTTCTGTTTGGTCTAATTTTTTTTGAACCATAAGTCGTATAACTCCGGTCTGTTGGCTTTAATCCAAGGTTGGGCAGATTGTATAAGTTCTTTGGCATTAAATCCACACGTTTGAGAACCGACGTGGTGGACGTAAGCCCTGCTGATGGCGTGCTGAAAGCCCTTCTTCTGAATGTCTAAGCATTGCACATCGTCCGAGTACCAATTCAAGGGTGGGAAGTCCACCCATGCGTCCTTGTGAATGTAACTACAAATCGGGGCTATAACATCGGTAATGTTAATAAGATTCTCGGTCTCGTACCTGAACCACTCCATTTTTCCCTGACCAAGCCGAATGTTCTGCAAACCTCGGGCATAATCAGACCTAGCGGATACCCATCCGAGGGGGATTCTTTTGTCTCGCAAAAACGTAACGTCCTCGCCAAGCAGCTTCCAGGTGCTAGGGTTAAACACAATATCGTCGTTACAGACCACCACCTCGTCAAACTCCTCAAACGCCCGCTTGACCACGGCGTTGTAAGCGTCACCAAAGTTATCCGCGTCGTTGGGTAGGTTTATCGTCCTGTGGCGGGGGAGAATAATCTCGCTACCCTCTAGGAACACGGTCACGTCTTGCGGGACGTAGAAGGTTATGGAGGCCGCTAGGACAGGTAGGCAAGCCCCCTTAGTTGTTGCTATCGCTATTGCTTTCATTTATTCCCTACCGGTAAAGTTTTGCCCAAAAGACGGTACACATCCTCTAATAATTCCTGCTCGGTAAATCCGTAGTGCTTTGGGAAGCCTTTGGTTCCGAGTCCGTGGATTCCTTCATCTCCACGATGATGTCGAGGGCAGAGGGGGATGACGAAATAATTACTCGGTCTACCCCACCCTTGTCCACTCCGAATATGGTGTAACTCAGCAGGCGTGCCCTCATGGCCCAATCTGCGACAGACAGCGCATCCCAATTCTGCAACCGCAGACATATGCTTCTTTTCATCTTTGGTCATATCCTCTCTACCGCCTGAATTCTTTCCCCAATCCACCGCATCACGGGAACCGCCATGCTATTGCCCAATGCCTTGTACCTTGGCCCATCAGGGCAGTTCTCACGGATGTTGGTGTAGTTGTCAGGGAACCCTTGTAGACGTTCGCACTCTACTGGTGTCAGGCGGCGAACTGCCATCTTTTGCATGACAGCCATAACACCATCTGCATTTCCACCAGTTCTAATAGTTGGAGACAAATTTTTTGTTGCATCCCTACCATTATCAATTCTTGAAAAAGCAATCGGTTGCGCCACTCCATGTATGTCTGCTTTGGTTAGCGTATACATAACACCATCATCTGATGCGCCAACTCCTTGCGGGCCACCAGAATCCCTTCCAATTAGGTTTCCTTGAATAGCAACAACCGCAGACCCGCAAGCATTTTCTTTGGCTAGGGTATGACAAGGGTCTCCTACTTTGCGACTTAACTGATGGTTTTCTTTAGAAGTCACTTGTTTTAAGTCGTATGGAATAACCTGAACTAGATTTCCCTCTCTCCCCTCTGCATTGCAACTAAGAGTTGTAGCAACTTCTGATGGCTTTATCCGACTATCTTGGTTGTGCCACTCATAGGTTAATGAAGCAGGAACAAACATTGGAGCTCCCTCATTTATGTGTTGGTTTTCTAAACCAAGTTTTGAGCCAAAGTTTGCATTTAATGTTGAGCAGATTTCTGCCGGCCAGGTTACAAAGGTTTCGCTTCCTCCGGCTAAGACTCCTCCGCTTGCTTTGAGGGTTCCTCCAATTTTGTCTGGGCGATATTGAGCAAGGCTACTTTCAGCGTATGCGGTAATTCCTTTTCCCTTTTCTCTGCTCGGCGCAGGATTCCCGCACAAGCTGTCGCGCTCAAAAAGTACCGCTGCGGCATTTCTCCAGTTTCCAAGACATCCGACAACAAACACACGTCTGCGTCGCTGGGCCACTCCGAAGTACTGAGCGTCAAGAACTCTGTAGGCGAACCCATACCCGAGTTCTGCCAACATTCCAAGGAAGGTTCCAAAGTCCCTTCCTCCGTTGCTCGACAAGACACCGGGGACATTCTCCCAAACCAACCACTTGGGCTTAAATCGTTTAGCAATTGCACCGTAGGTAAGCATGAGGTTGCCACGCGGGTCATCCAATCCTTTTCGCAGACCTGCAACTGAGAATGATTGGCAAGGTGTTCCTCCGACCAAAAGTTCAACTGACTCAAGATTCCACTCCTCAAATTTAGTCATATCCCCCACATTGGGAACAGATGGGTAATGATGTTTTAAAACTTGGCCAGGAAACTTTTCAATTTCCGAAAATGCCACAGGCTCCCAACCCATGTGATGCCAAGCAACCGTTGCGGCTTCGATGCCAGAACAAACAGATAGGTATCTCATTGTTCGTTTTTGATTCGTAACCAAACCAAGACTTCTTCCCAGCTCAACGGGGTTTCCAAAAAGTCAGGTTCCCGTAGTCCAAACAACGAATAATCTATCTTCATTTAAGCCCCCTCGTATTTTCACTAAATGTTACATCGTGTTCCAAAGCCCATTTCACCACCTTCTCTACATACTCCGAGAACAAGGCTTGGTTTAACTCGCTCGTACTCGGTTCTAGCATTTTTATGCTTCCGTCTGGCAACTCAATCATCCGTTCAGGTAGGAACAAGGCGCGTAGGTATTCGTGCCAGATACTAGGCTCGTAGGCTTTACCTGGCACAACCTGCTCGGATATATCACCCAAGACCGCCCAGTAGTATCTGTTGCTATCCAAACTGCGTTTAGGAGGACGGACTTCTAGGATATGCCCATCAGGTGCGTTATCCACCATCTCACGGGCTAGGTTCCTGTTGTGTGGTGAGAGAATCACGCAGACTTGAGCGCGGCTCTCATTACCGCAACCTTAAAGTGTTGCCACGACTCGAACTGGCTAGGGTCTAATCCTAGTTCCTTGCCCTTGACTTCTATGCCTGTGGCGGTTTCGTGCCAAGGCTTTTCGTTAACTACGTTTGGCAACTTCACTTCCAGCTCATCTTCCCAACGCTCTCCGCGAAGCCAGGTGGCTGGATACGGGATAAAAGCCCCGCCAGACTTCATCCAACTCTCGGTCTTGCAGTTAGCGGTTATGGCAGTTAACAAATTTGTTAATTCAGGCCGTATATCTTTTGTCTGCGCCCACGCTTTTCTAGCGTCTGCCTTGGCTACTTTCTTAGGGTAAGCAGCCCAAAACTTATCGAAGTCATCCATGTTTACCACCTCCTCGTGGCGTATTGTAATCGGTTATGTAACATTCTATCCTAGGTACTTACCCCTATAAATATCTACCGCCTCGCGCAGAGTAATTTCTGGGATTTCTGTTAGCCAACTGCAATTCTCGCGGACTTGTGTAACCGTGGTCAACCCCATGTCTATATCCCCAGACGACTCATGCGAGGTCAGGAGAATCAAGCAATGTTTATGCGGGGGGTCGTTTATTGCATCGCAGACCCGTTCTAGGGCTAGAAGCTGTCCGCGAGGGATGGGCGAGTTTTTGTACTTAGTCTCGACAATGATAAACAGGCGGTTAGAGAACTCTAGCAGGGCATCTACATCTGTCGGGGATATTGCACCCCACCTTAACCCTGAGAAGTTCTTTAGCTGACTACCGTACTCTCTATTCCTATACATAATCCTCCCTTACTATGTATATATCTGCACTTTTGGTGGACGGACTTAGCCTTAGCCTATCCGTCCTTTACCTGCACTTTCGGAGCCACAGGACTCGTTAGCCTTTTCGCGTTCTGGTGCTAACTTCGCCGCCAGGTTAGGGTATTCCAACGCTGCCCACAGTACCCCTATCGCCATCTAGCCCTGCCGTCTTTCGCCGACGACTAGGTAGCGGTCAGCGCCAAAGAAAAACCCCAAGAACTTAGCGGGTGTGACCCTGGCATGGGCAACTTCGGAATCAGGCGAGATAACCCAATTTTTGAAATTACGCACACCCGCTAAATACTCGGGGTTTGCATCTCATTCCGGTGTTGCCGCACCGACACCGCTAAGATACCACAGATTTAGTTAAGTTCAACCAATTTTATTGTCCAACCCGCTTTTAATTTCCCCCACCCGTGGACATGGACTTTCCACCCAGACCGAACCAACTCTGGGAAGTACTCGTTTTCCGCGATTTTCTTGACCCTAGCCGAGACATTGCCCCTGCTGGTGGTCTGCACTCCTATGGTCTCCCCGTTGCCCACCGCCAAGATGTCTATACAGTTCCACAGGTCTATCCGCTTGCGGGAGTAGGGACACCACCTCTCCACAATCCAGCACCGGTAACCTTGGTCGCGTAGGTACTTGAGGCTTCTTTGGGTAGGGGACATTCTTACATTCTACTGTATAACCATACATTAGGGTTAGTCCCTAGTATATTTCTTACACAACCCCTAAAAGTGGTGTAAGATTCTGTTCATGGCATCCCGCCATATACGCCGAGGAGGGCATATGAAATACGACGAAGATTGGTACTACACACCCCCAGAGTTCGAGTCCGAGGAGGACGAGGAAGAGGATTCTTACTGGGAAGAACGGGCATGGGAGGCAAGCCAATATGACTGATGCAGAACACCACCAGCAAGAGTTGGAGCAACAGGAGCAAGAGGACTCAATCTGGGAACGCGCAAGACTGATGGCTAAGAACCACGGCAAGATGATTGGGTGCGCTCAGACCATACGGGACTCTAGCGGTGACGAGGACTATGTAAGAATTGCAGTAAAATACTTACTAGAAGCTTTGAAGGAACACGAAGATATTATGAGGAGATACGGATGAACTCAGTAGATTTACTAAAGATTAACGTCAACGACCACACGGAGAAGAAGGGCAACCTTACATACCTGTCGTGGGCATGGGCTTGGCAAGAGGCAATCAAGGCAGACCCGCAAGCAGAGTGGACTGTCAAGATGTTCGGCGAAACGTACGATAAACCGTACGTTAGCATCGGGGACACCAAGATGGTGTTCGTAGACGTAACCATGTTCGGCAAGACCCTGACCTGCCAACTGCCCGTCCTTGACCACAAGAACAAGGCTATCCCTAACCCAGACGCTTTTCAGGTCAACACGGCAATCATGCGTTGCCTGGCAAAGGGGATTGCAATGCATGGCCTAGGCTTATACATCTACGCAGGTGAGGACTTACCGGAAGATGGCTCAAAACCTGAGCCAGCAGAATTCGTCAAACTAATCGAGGAGAGTAAAAATGTCGCAGATTTACAATCAAATTGGAAAGCAGCGTACAGCGCGTCTCAATCAGATGCGGGGTTTATCGCAGCTATCACGGTTGCCAAGGACAGAAGAAAAGCAGAACTGGCTGCTTGACACCCTAGCCTTTGTAGCGTGTTGCGTTACAGGCTACACGGTACTGGTGATGCTATGAACCAAGAGCAAATCAACAGCCTTTCTGACAAGCGGCGGGTCTTAGACTTGTCGCCCCAAAGACCGTGGCAGGAGTTAGACATCCTAGAACTCAAGTCGATTGCGGAGTCTTGCAATCTCTGGGGTTCGGATGTTTACAGCGACGTAGAGGAACTAGCGGCTGAGATTAACAAACGACTGAAAAGGAAGAACCATGTATGAGAGTGAACACGCGGTTAAGATTATTAGTCTGGGCAATCGCCTCCAGCATGAGATGGCTAACTCGTATGCTCCCGACAGAGACACCATCACGACGCTATGTCAGGAAATTGAGAACTCAGCACACGAAATCTACAAGTGGGCGCGAGGGATAGATGAGTAGGTTTACCTACATTCCCGCAGACAAAACAGACTTAAGAGAGTCCATGAAAAGATATAGAAAGATGGTAGAAGATGAAAATCGAAGATTACATTCTGGCGAGCGTGAAGCCAGTTCACCCAACCCACCTGGCAGAGAGATTTTCGGTCAGCAAAAGCAAGGCTTACAACGCTTGCGTGTCGTTACTACTGGAGGGCAAAGTTGAAGAAGTCAGAGTCGGTGCGCGAACCTTTTATAGGGTTCGTAGAGATGAACCTAAAGATGGACAACGTGCTGAAGACTAAGTTTTGCTTCTCATGCCAACGGGACAGGAACAAGGAAAACGGAAGTTACATAATTAGAAAGGGAAACAAACAATGGAAATGTATGGACTGTCAACAGAAACGCTGGTTCTCTACGCAACCATCGCCCTCGCAATCGCCGGTTACAGGACGAGATAATGAAAAACACGACTAGAATCTACGAGGTAATCTTCAACTCGAAGGAACCCGTAACCCTGAACGCAATCAAGACGGCGTTGGACATGAAGCCAGGTATCTGTTCCGGCTCCCTTGCAAGCCTTCTCAAGTCTGGGCAGATAGAACGGGTGCAACTAACCGCAGAAAAAGGGCGAAAAAATATCTGGGGATATGTTGCAAAAAGTCAACAAAAAGAGTAGCATTGTCGGTGGAGTAGTGCGCCTCCTCCTCAGCCTACTCCTTCAAGCCCTCAAACCCCCTCAGTCAAAAGCTGGGGGGGTTTTCTTATAAGGTGATAACCATGTACGGAAAAAAGCCAATGAAGCCCGCCAAGCCCGCTAAAAAAGCACCTGGCAAGTACGCTCCCAAGAAATGAAGGGGCCGACAATAATGATTGGGCTACTTGGGAAGCCAAGGGAGTCCAAGGAGATGGAAGGCGGTCTGCTAGACGAAAGCGGCGAGTGTCCGCTTGCGACGCAGGACGAGACCATCAACAAGGGCAACAAGCAAAAAGCCATCCTGACCGCCAGATACGGCCCTAGCGAGGGCGAAGAAAAGTGCGGGAACTGCGAGTACGGCATGAAGTTAAAGGGCTGTGGACTCGGCAAGGACGAAGTTTTCTGCGACGTTTATCAATTTAAGTGCTCCAAGGAAAACGTCTGCGACGCTTGGGAAAGCATGGAAGAAGACGAAGAAGAATCGGATTAACGACTTCTTTAACTGCCCAACAGGAGATTAAAATGCCCTTTCGCTCGAAGCAGCAAGCCAAACTAATGTTTGCCGCAGCCGCGTCCCCAAAGGTCGCCAAGGCTACGGGTGTCCCCCAGAAGGTAGCCAAGAAGATGGTCAAGGAAGGGCAGTCTAGCCTGAAGAAACTACCGAAAAGGGTAAAGAAATGAAAGAAGTCTACGAGAAGGCTAGACCCAAGAAGTTAGGCAAGCCCAAGGCTCTCAGCCCCAACCAGAAGGCTGCCGCCAAGCGGTTCGCCAAGTCCACGGGTACTAAATACCCCTCCCTGCTCGCCAATATGCGCGGGGCGCAAGCCAAGAAATGAAGATAAAGGACGCTGCCAAGCGGTTCGAAGCCTATGACAGAGCAACTACGAAGAAAATGGCCGAACATAATCGGTCTGGTGGAGATGTTCGCGCACCTGTTAGGTCGCTCAAAGGAGCCTCAACGGGCGACAAGTACGACCGCGCCAAGTTCATCTACCGCAAAGCAGCCCAAGCTCTCAGCGCAGGTCACCCTCTTAAAGACGAAAAAGGCAGAGCCACGCCAGCCGCGCTCCAGTTCAAACGCTGGGCAGCCAAAGTCCCGCAAAACCAAGCCGACCTCCAAGACCTCAAAGCGCTCGGCACAAGGCTAAAAGAGAGATATAAGCCTAAGTGAAACTCAACCTTGGCTCAGGCAAGGATTGGCGCAAGGACTGCATAAACGCTGACATCCAACCGGAGAAGAAACCCGATTGGGTGCTAGACATTACACAAGTCCCGTGGGGCGAGGTGATAGACACCCGTCTAGGGAGGTTCCCCGTAGAAAAGGGAATGTTTACCGAGATTATCGCCAACGATGTCTTGGAACACATCCCAGACCTAGTATCCGCGATGACTAACTGCCGAGACCTGCTAAAGCGGGGAGGCGAGATGCACATCCATGTGCCTTATGACCTAAGTCTAGGGGCATGGCAAGACCCGACTCATGTGCGGGCGTTCAACGAAAACTCATTCTTATATTACACAGATTGGCATTGGTATCTAAACTGGGAGGAGAAGTTCACCTGCACGCAGATGGGGTTTGAACTCTCAGACCTAGGACACGAATTGAGGGAGGAAAAGATTCCCTTAGAGAGAATTATCCGCACCCCTCGTGCCGTAGATGCCCTGCAAGTCATACTCAAGAAGGATTGATATGTTACATACCCTGTGGTCAGACATAAAATTATTAGCCAAGCGTATTCTTGCAAAGCTAGGACTGTAAGTGGCATACCCGTATGATGGGATGTTCTATCCCACCCTCCCCGAGGACACGCAGGACTTTCCGGCGGTCTTATCCGGCGTAGGCAGAAGCCTCAGAGAGATAGGGCGCTCGACCCAATACCTGCCGTATGACGTTCTTGGCGCACCCGTAGACATAGCCACACTTGTTGCTCGCCCGTTTGGGTATCAGACCCAGACCCCGGTAGGCGGTAGTGATTGGCTCATAGACTTAGCAAGACAGTATGGGATTGCTGACAAACCCACGGGGTCGGGAACAGAGACTCTTACCCGCCTAGCGGTAGGTGTGCCTAGTCCCGTAGCTGTACCTCGCGCCATTGGTGCGTTTGCACAGGGATTAGAGCGTGCAAGCGACATCACCACAGAACAGGCTAACAGGGCGGCAGACGCTCTAGTACGGGCAGTAACAGGCAACCCACAGGCAACGGCTCCACAGGTCTTACAAGAGACCGCTATGCCGTTTATGCAAGCCGTAGCACCAAAAGCACCAAGCCTATTAGAGTCCGCGCCACGAGAGTCATTTGTCCCTGGCGTTGAAGCAGGAAAAGAATTGATTGTGCATCACAACATTACGCCAGAGAAGTTGGCGAAAGTTGAAAAGATTGGCGGTATGCCGGTTCCGTCAATTGCCATTTCAAACGTAGAAAACCCTTTAAGTGGGTTTGGTGAGATTTCGCTTATTGGCAATCCGTCAATGGCTAACCCATCGGCAAAAAATCCGGTATTTGGTTTTGATGCTTATACGGCTCGCGCCCCAAGAGTTGATTACAAAATTGACGACAAGTCTGCCAAAAAATTAGAAGACGTTTTTGCAGATGTCAAAGAAAATTTAAGCGACTACGACGCAAAAACTAGCGTTTATAGGCTTGTTGACAACTGGGGAGACAGAGAATACTCAGAAATTATGAAGGTAAAATTCCTCAAAGAAAAAGGAATGTTGCCAAACAAAGAGGATTTTAACGAAAAGTATAAGTATTCCCAGGCAATACAAGACAGCGTCTACAACGCAAAATCAGAGTACGCAGATTGGTTAAACGACTTTGACAAAAAACTACCCGGATTAGGGGTAAACGTCGAGGAGCGCATATTTAAGGGTTACACGGATGCAGGAAACCGTAGGTACGCCGCTGTAACCTTAGAAAACCTAGTAAAAGAAATGAAGGGTGGCGCTGGGTCAGAAAATTTCAATTACGGAATTGGCAACCTTCGTGCTGTTGCCAGCCCAAAGTTTAGAAAATTAGACGATATTAAAACCTCAAGGGATAAAATTGTTCCGTCAGAGGAATTCAAAAAAGTCAAAGAAGAAATCAATGATGCTTATGATGCTTTGACACACAGAATTTATAAGTTAAGCGATAAAGAAGGTTATGGTTATAGTCCAACAGATGTTTTATATGACATTGGGCAGGCAAGAAACGTCAATTTATTGGACAGATTCAAGTCTGGCGCAGATGACCAGTTAAAGGCAGACATTGGGATTTTCATTAAAAAACTGCAACAACTACCAACCGAATACTTTGAAATTAAGCCTCAACGTGCGGTTAGCGTTTCTGAGTTTGAGGGCGCTATTGTTCCGGCTAACGCTCCTAAAAGGTCTATCGAATACCTAAGAAGTCAGGGCATAAACGACATTTATTTTTACGAAACCCCAGAAGAACGCAAGGCGCTGTTTAAGAAGTTTGGGAACCAAATGTTCGGCGCTGCTCCCGCTTTACCCGCACTAGGACTACTAGGCAGCGAAGAAGAATAGTTGTATAATTACCACAGTTATACCGAACAACCACCAAGGATTCGGACATGGAAATCAGTAAAGTAGGGGAAATTACAGAACGCAAGCTCCCGCCTAACGCTGGCAAGGGAAGGCCACCAGGAACGCCTAATAAGTCCACAGCGGCGGTCAGAGAGGCCATTGCTAGGATGGCAGAGGACAACGCAGAGAACTTCGCTGAGTGGCTCACAAAGGTCGCCAAGGAGAGTCCTGAAAAGGCGTGCGACATCTACCTAAAGGCGATTGAGTACCACATCCCCAAACTAGCGAGAACAGAAGTAACAGGCGCAGAGAACGGCCCGCTGACCATTAAGGTGGTCACGGGAATATGACCGAAGCGGTAATTGAGACCGGATACAAGCCAAGGGCAGAGCAAAGACAGATTCACGATGCCGTGGAGAGTCACCGCTTTGTTGTGGTTGTGGCTCACCGCCGGATGGGAAAGACTGTGGCTGCGCTTAACCAACTCATCCACGCCTCCTTGCAATGCGACAAGCCAGACCCAAGATTTGCCTACATTGCTCCGACTTACGGACAGGCCAAGCGGGTTGCGTGGGACTACTTATGCAACTTCACGAGACCGCTCAAAGCCGAGGCAAACATCTCGGAGTTGCGTGTAGACTTCTACGGCAGGAGAATACAGTTATATGGCTCAGACAACCCCGATTCTTTGCGAGGCCAATACTTCGACGGCGTTATTCTGGACGAGATTGGTGACCAGAACCCAAAGATATGGAACGAGATTATTCGCCCTGCTCTCACGGATAGGCATACAGACCAGCAACCTACTTGGGCGCTATTTCTAGGAACGCCAAAGGGTGCAAACCACTTTAAAGATTTTAGAGACCGGGCAGAGAAAGAGCCAGAGTGGAAGTTACTGGAGTTCAGGGCTTCGCAGACGAACATACTTGCAAAAGAGGAACTGCTCGCTGCTAAGAAAGAAATGGGTGATGATAAGTATGCCCAAGAGTTCGAGTGTTCCTTTGACAGTCCGGTTGAGGGCGCGTATTACGCTGCTACGCTTAACGGCTTGCCAGCGGAGAGATTCAAGGAATTTGCGCGGGATGATTTATGCAAGACTTATACCGCATGGGACTTGGGCGTTGGTGATTCGACGGCTATCTGGGTCTGCCAAATTGCGGGGCAAGAGCGTAGGCTACTTGATTTCGTGGAGAACCACGGAGTCGGCTTAGATTGGTATGTGAACTGGATACGCAACAATGAATACACAAATGCCGAGCATATTCTTCCCCATGATGTCGAGGTACGCGAGTTGGGGACAGGAAAGAGCCGAAAGGAAGCCCTGCAAAACCTCGGACTCAACATTACCGTCTGCCCCCGAATGTCAGTCGATGATGGGATACAAGCCGTTAGAAGGTTTCTACCTAATTGCTACTTCCATCCACGAGTTAAACAAGGCACAGATGCACTACGCAACTACCGCCGAGAGTACGATGAGAAGCGCAATGTTTTCTACGACAAGCCCCTGCATGATTGGTCAAGCCACGCTTCGGATGCCTTTAGGTATCTCGCTGTGGGCTTAAATACGACCTCGACTTGGGCTAAACCGCTTAACGTGAACACGAAATGGATTGTCTAAATGCAAGAATTTGACCTACAAGCCATCATAGAGAACGAGATAGACAACGCTCTCGGCTATATCAATACCGAGACCGTAGAGGAACGCCGCGACTCGCTCATGGCGTACAACCGCGAACCCTACGGTAACGAGGTAGAGGGACGCTCCACCATCGTTACAGGCGAGGTAGCAGAGGCCGTAGATGGTGCATTGCCACAACTCCTGCGTGTATTTACACAGTCCGACGACGTTGTACGGTTCGAGCCAAAGGCTCCCGGCGACGAGGAGAAGGCTAAGCAAGCCACCGAGTATTGCAACTGGGTGTTGATGAACGACAACCCAGGCTTTGAGGTATTCCAGACTTGGTTCAAGGACGCGCTCCTGCAAAAGAACGGCGTAATCAAGGTCTGGTGGAACGACGAGACCTCGGTTGACAAAGAGAAGTATCAGAACCTCTCCGAGGAAGAACTGACCATGTTGCTCTCTGACGGGCAGATGGAAGTGGTCAAGCAAAAGCAGACTCAGATTGGGGAAGTCCCGATGCCTGTTGACCCGATGGCGGTTCAGCAAGCGATGGCTCAAGGTCTGCCCCCACCGGCTCCCATGATGCAGCCCGTGTTCGCCTACGATGTCACGGTCAAGAAGATAGACAAGAAGGGTTCGGTCAAGGTCGAGAACGTACCGCCCGAGGAGTTCCTAATCTCCAAGAAGGCCCGCCGGATAGCAGATGCCCCGTTTGTGGCTCACCGTAGGCTCACGACCCGCTCTGAGTTAATCAGCATGGGGTTCGATGCAGACGAGATTGACGCTCTGCCAGCCTATGACGACCTGACGTTCACCCCTGAGAGGGTTGCAAGATTCCCTAACGGCGAGCAACCAGACGACCCTAGCCTTGATACCAGCATGGACGAGATTGAGACGTTCGAGTGCTATATCAGGACGGACTACGACGAGGACGGTATTGCCGAACTCCGCAGGGTGTTCTACGCTGGCGGCACAATCCTAGAGAACGAGGAAGCAGACTTCATCCCGTTCTGCTCCGTCTGCCCAATCCCCATGCCCCACAAGTTCTTCGGGCATAGCCTTGCAGACAGGGTTGTGGACATCCAGAAGATTAAGACTACGATTACCCGTCAGATGTTGGATAACCTGTATCTTTCTAACAACGCTCGTATGGCGGTGGTAGATGGTCAGGTCAACCTAGACGATATGCTCACGGTCACACCTGGCGGCATAGTTCGGGTCAAGAACAACGCAGCTATCACTCCCCTCGCCGTCCCCTTGGTCGCCGGTCAAGCCTTCCCAATGCTTGCCTACATGGACGAGGTACAGCAGAAGCGCACAGGCGTTACAAACGCTTCTCAGGGCTTAGACCCCAACATCCTGCAAAACGCTACCGCTACCGCCGTGGCTATGGTTCAGAACGCAGGTGCGGCAAAGGTAGAGTTGATTGCTCGGATATTTGCCGAAACAGGGGTAAAAGACCTGTTCAAGCACATCCTGCACTTGGTCTGCAAGTATCAGGACAAGGAAAGAATTGTGCGGATGCGTGGCAAGTTTGTGTCCATCGACCCCCGCGAGTGGAGCAACGAGTACGACCTGACGGTAAACGTTGGTCTCGGCACAGGAAACAGAGAGCAACAGATGGCGATGGTAGCCGCAATCCTGCAAAAGCAAGAGCAGATTCTAACTACCGCAGGAATCAATAACCCGTTCGTCTCGCCCGCCCAATACCGCAATACTCTTGGTCGCTTCATCGAGTCCGCAGGGTTTAAGGACACCAACGAGTTCTTCCGCGAGATTACGCCTGAGATGGAGCAGCAGATGATGGCTCCACAACAGCCTCAAGGAAACCCTGCTCTTGACGCGGCAATTGCTCAAGCTCAAGCCCAGATTCAGATTGACCAAGCAAAAGCCCAAAACGATATTCAGTTGGCTCGGGAGAAGGCTCAAGCACAGATTCAGTTAGAGCGCGAAAAAGCAATTGCTAACTTACAGCTTAAGACCGCAGAGTTCCAAGCGGAAGCCCAACTAAAAGCGGCTAAAGTTGGGGCAGAAATTACTGGAAACGTGGAGATACCAGGATGAGTGGAAGCAATAGTTCAACCGTAACGTCTGGCGGCTCTGTTACGCCATACGGGGGGATAACCCCAATTGGGCAATTATTTCAAGAAGCCTTTACCAAAATCAGGATTGCTGAAAACCCACGGATGTGGGACTTAAACCCGCAGGTTAATTATGTTGCACCGCCCACAACACAAGACCTTTTCCCATATATCGTCCAAGGGCTACAACAGGCTCGACTAAACCAGTTTGCTGGGCAACTTCCTAACTACTCGTTTGGGGCGGCAAGGTTTGTACCAACTGGAGCAAACCAGTTCCTAGTTGGGCAAATACCGCAATTAAACTATTCTTTGCCACAGGCCAGCGCAACACAAAGTCAAGCGACTAAATGAACGAAACAGAACGGGCAATAGCCCTCCTGAACGACGAGTTCTTTATGGGTGTTGTAGAAAAGCAACGCCTGATGTATATTTCCAACATATTAGATAGTTCTGACGAGGACGTAGATGTTCGTGAACGCGAGCGTCTAAAACTCAAGGGGCTAGAAGAATTTATTGCGTCACTCCGGTCTATCTCTGCCAACAAGGAGATAGACAAGAAACGCAAATTTATGGTTTTTTAACCACAGTAGGAGTTCCAAATGGAAGACACCAACCCGCAAGGGAGTGCAAAAACAGTAGACGATGCAGCAGCTCAAATCTTTGGGATGCTTGAACCAGAGCAGCCGGAAGGCCAAGCCGAGGCACAAGCCGAAGAAGTGACCGAGGAGTACGAGGCGCAAGCCGAGGAATCTGAGGATGAGCCAAGCGAGGAAGTCCAAGAAGAAGTCCAAGAACCACAAAGGTTTCGGGTCAAAGTTGACAACGAAGAACTGGAAGTGGACTTAGACGAACTGATTAAGGGCTATTCACGCACATCTGACTACACTAAAAAGACGCAGAATCTAGCCGAGCAGCGCAAGGCAGTCGAATCCGAGCGCACGAAGATAGAGGAAGCCGCCAAACTTCGGGACACTTACGCCCAGCGGTTGCAAGTCATCGAGCAGATGTTGACACAACCAACGGAAGACCTGACCGCCCTAAAAGATAACGACCCCGTGGGGTACGCAATCAAGGTGGCAGAGAATATGGAACGAGAAAAGCAACTCGCCGCTGTCCGCGCCGAACGCGAATCCGTCCAAGCCAAGCAGGTCGCAGAGAATCAAGAGCGACTGAAAGCCCATATCGCACAGGAAGCCGAGCGTCTACGTTCTGCCATCCCTGACTTTAGCGACGAGGTAAAAGGCGAGGTTATCCGCAAGGAGATACGGGATTACGCAAAATCGGTAGGCTGGTCAGACCAAGAGTTGTCGCAGGTGTACGACCACCGCGCCGTCTTAACTCTGTACCGGGCGATGCAATTCGAGAAATTGCAGAAGTCAAAACCTGCTGTCCAGAAACGGGTAGCAGAGGCTCCCAAGTCATTAGCACCTGGGGTCGGCTCTCAGCGCCTTGATAAGGACGGAGAGATGGTCAAGAAATTGACCAAGCAACTTAAACAAACTGGTCGCCCGCGAGACGCGGCGGCCTTATTCGAACGATTCCTCTAAGGAGATTAGAAAATGTCAGTCCCATCAAATACCTACCTGCGCTACACCTCGATTGGTGTACGCGAGGACTTAGCAAATGTTATTTACTCAATCAGCCCCACCGACACGCCCATCATGTCGTCCATTGGCAAGTCCAAGGCTACCCAGACCAACCACGAGTGGCAGACTGATGCTCTCGCCGCCGCAACCACGGCTAACGCCCTGATTGAAGGTGACGACGCAGCAGCCGCTTCGCTCTCGCCCACGACCCGTGTTGGCAACTTCACGCAAATCGTTGGTAAGACCGTTCAGGTTTCTGGCACTTTGGAAGCAGTAGACAAGGCCGGTCGTAAGTCTGAGAAGGCTTACCAGTTGGCTAAAGCCGCTTCCGAAATCAAGCGCGACATTGAGACCATCATTACGGCTAACCAAGCCAAGACCAACGGTACGGCTACTTCTGGCGCTCGTAAGTTAGGTTCGCTCCTTTCTTACATCACCAGCAACGTATCCAAGGGTTCGGCTGGTACAAATCCAACTGGCGACGGTTCGGACATCCGTTCCGACACCACGACCCGCACGTTCCTTGAGTCCATGCTCAAGACCGTGGCACAGGAAATCTTTGAAGAAGGCGGCACACCCAAGATTTTGGTTGTTCCTCCAGGCTTGAAGGCAACTGTGTCTGGCTTTACTGGTGTTGCAGAGCAGCGTTATGTGACCGGCGCAGAGCCAACGACTATCGTTGCCGCAGCAGGTGCTTACCTCTCGGACTTCGGTCTCATCAGCATCGTTCCTGACCGCTTCATGCGTTCTACGGATGCCCTGATGCTTGACCCCGAGTACGCAGCCCTTGCTTATCTCCGTCCTTTCCAAACGAATGACCTGGCAAAGACCGGCGACTCTGACAAGACTCAGATTCTTGCCGAACTGACCCTCGAAGTTCGTAACGAGAAAGCACACGGCGGTATCTTTGACATCAAAGCAGCGTAACTTGTGATAGAATCGGCGGTGGGGTATTCCCACCGTCGGTTTTATGGGATTAGAGATGCGAAAACTGGCTGAAGAACAGACGATAGAGGGAAAGCGTACTTGGTTTGCGGACGGAGATGGCGGGCTTGTCATCAGGGACGAACAAAACGTCGCACCAATCCTAGAGGCCAACAAGGCTTCTTATAACCAGATAGACGAACGCGCACGTTGGGGTGATGGTGCGCGGGTAGCGGAGATTCCCAATTCGGTCATTGCAGACCTGAATGTGAAGGGAATTATGAGGGGGTTCGCGGTGGTAGACCAGAAACGAATGAAAGCCTTTCTGAACGACCCGGAGAACCGTTTTTTACGGACGAGACCGGGGAGAATTTAGTGGGCAAGGTTCACGACAAGATTAAAGCAAAGCAGCAAAAAACACCGTGGGAAGATAAGAAAGTCGCCATTTGTATCCCTTCTCGTGGAGAGATGGAGATAGGAACGGCGTTTGACTTGGCGGTGATGTGTGCCTACGACGCACGCAACCGTAGCGGACACCAAGCGGTGTACACGGTAGCGGGAACCCTGATATTTGACCAACGAGAGAAGCTGGCAGCCGAAGCCATAAAAGAGGGCGCGGACTACATTCTGTGGATTGACGCAGATATGCGGTTTCCGAAGAACACGATAGAAATACTGCTCGCGCACGACAAGCCCATCGTTGGGGTGAACGCTACAACGAGAACCTCGCCGGTAAGACCTACGGCAAAGAACCTAGAAATAGACTTTGAGAAGAAAGAGAATCATTGGATTCCAATCGTCTCTAAAGACAAGACCCACCTAGAGTGTGTGACCGCTATTGGTTGCGGGGTGATGATGGTCAAGCGGGAGGTGTTTGAGAACACGCCGAGACCTTGGTTCTGGTTTGAGAAGATACCTGGCGACAAGTTGCTAGGCGAGGATGTGTACTTCTGCATCAAGGCAAAGGACGCAGGATTCGATACTTATTTAGACCACAACCTGTCCAACGCAATTGGGCACGTTGGGTCTTACACTTATTCATGGAACGACTACAATGGCCCTAGCGACTTTCAGCGACCTCCAGACATCGGTAGCCAACTACCTAGGACGGAGTGACCTTACCAGCCAGATTCCTGACTTTATCTCCCTAGCGGAGTTGCGCCTATCCCGCGACATTCGTACCCGCAGGATGCTCAAGACCTCTACGGCTACCATGACCGTAGGCGACCCAACGGTAGGACTGCCAAGCGACTTTCTGTCCATCCGCGATGTGTTTATCCAAGGCTTGCCGAGAACGGTAGTGACCTACCTATCCCCAAGTGCTTTCTCTAGCAACTCCCGCGCAGACCAACAAGGTCTGCCTGTGTTCTACACCATGCGTGGCAACGAGTTAGAGTTCGCGCCAAAGCCTGACAGCGCCTACGTCTTGCAGATGCTTTACTACTACAAGCCAGCAGAGTTGTCGTCAGGCAATACTAGCAACGAGTTCTTGGCTAACTACCCAGACGCGCTTCTCTATGCTTCTTTAGTAGAGGCAGAGCCGTACCTTATGAACGACCAACGCACGCTTACATGGGCAAATCTGTACAACCAAGCAATTGCACGAATCAACACCTCCGACGAGGAGAGTGAGTTTTCTGGTGTTCCCTTAGTTATGACCGTTACAACGAGGTAATAAAATGGCAGAATTTAGCAACTACTTAGAGAACAAAGTCCTAGACCATGTTCTCCGCAACACTTCTTACACCTCACCTACGACGGTGTACGTTGGACTATACACATCTGACCCAACGGACGCTGGTTCGGGTACGGAAGTCTCTGGTGGCTCCTATGCTCGCCAAGTCCTGTCCGTGACCACGGCTTCGGGTGGAATCGTTACCTCTAGCGCAGACGTTACCTTCCCGCAATGTACGGCTTCGTGGGGTTCCGTGGGCTACATCGGGATTCTGGACGCAGTTACTAGCGGCAACCTGCTCATGCACACAGCCTTGACGACTGCTAAGACAATCGACACGGGTGACATTCTCAAGATTACTTCTGGCAACCTGACCGTTACGCTGGACTAAATGGCATTACTGACCCTTGAAGAACTAGACCGCTTCGGGAGTCTGGACGATTTACCGTTCACGCTAGACGCGAACTGGATGGATTGCGGGATTCAAGGCCCGTTTACGCTAGAAGAACTAGATTACTTCAGCACTAGCATTGACGCACTAGCGTTTAGCCTAGATAGCCCCATCTGGACTTCGCCTGACACGGAAATCTGCTTGGTCTACCAGCCCCAAGTCATTACTGGCGTGGGTACGGTCAACGGAATACCTCAGTTCTCCAAGACCGCGCAGGCAATTATTACCGCCAACGGTCAGGTGGTAGTTGCAGGGGTGCGTGAGCGTACTGTTAACGGTGCGATTGATAGTGCTGGTGCGGTATCCGCAGACGGAACGGCAACCAGAACTGCCGCCGGTGCGATTTCAGGCGTGGCAAGTGTGGTGTCAGACGCTACACGGACAAGAACCGTTGTCGGAGACATAGCCTCCGCAGGGTTTGTGAACGCCTCTGCTAACACCGTTGTAAGCCCCTCTGCGACGATTACTGCGGCGGGAAGTGCCATGGCACTAGCCACGAGATTGCGTACGGTTGTAGGCGATATTACGGCCTCTGGGACGGCTTCTGCGGACGCAGTAAGGCTCAGAATAGTAGACGGTGCGATTACGGCAGAGGGATTCCTAACCGCAAACGCTGGATTTGAGTTTGATGTCCACGCGGATGTCGTGGCTACCGGCACATTAGATGTGCTAGCAGGAATTCTTTACACAGTTTCAGGGCAGGTGGCGAGCAACGCACAGCTTACTTGCACGCTTTACAAGTTTGGCGAGGAATGGGTTTTAGTCCCAGACCAGCCAAATACATGGTCTGCCGCTAGTGTTCAAAGCGACACATGGACACAGGCATCGACCAGTTCGGACACATGGACACCAATACCCGCACAAAGCGACGTTTGGACACAACAATCTTCGGGAAGTAACACATGGCAATAACAAGAGTTACCTTTGGAGAGTGGCTACCTGACCAACCAGGGGTTATCGGTGCGCTGACCACGGCTAAGAACTGTTTTCCAAAGGCGGTGGGCTATGGCCCGTTTCCACAGGAAGTGGATTATTCTGAGGACGCGCCACAGGCTCTTACTGCTGCGGCTGCCGCTAAAGACTCAAATAGCATCACCACAATTTACGCGGCTGGTACGACTAGGCTTTTTAAGTTGGACACTTCAGACTTCTCGTGGGACGACATTTCTGCGACCACATACTCTGGGACAAGCGGGTGGAAGTTTACGCAGTTCGGGAACTCCCTGATTGCGGCTAACGAGTCCAATACCATGCAGTACATAGACGTTATGTCGGGGACTACCTTTGCAAACCTAGCGGTAGACGCTCCAAAGGCTAAGTTTGTGACCGTGGTGCGGGACTTTGTGGTATCTGGCTACCAATCGGCAAACAAAAACCGAGTTCAATGGTCTGGAATTAACAACGAAGCAACATGGGCGACATCAGCGGTTACCCAAGCAGACTTCCAAGACCTACCTGACGGTGGGTTTGTACAGGGCATAACTGGCGGTGAGTTTGGAATAGTCTTGTTAGAACGCAGTATCGTGCGGATGTCCTACGTTGGAACCCCGCTTATATTCCAGTTTGACAACATTGCTAGGAACCGTGGGTGCTTTGAGCCAAACTCGGTCATCCAATGGCAGGGGATTACCTACTTCTTGGGCGACGACGGATTCTACGCTTGCGACGGGCAGAACCTAAAGAACATAGGCGCGGAGAAGGTCAATCGGTACTTCTTTAACACGCTAAAAGAGTCGGATTTGGGGAACATGAGTGCCGCCATTGACCCCATTAACAACTTGGTGGTCTGGGGCTACCCAAGCGTGGATACTGACTATCGCGCCCTGATTTACCATATTGCTACTGGCAGGTGGTCTTACGCTGATTCCTCTGCAACCCGCGTTGCGCCGGTTTCTACCCCATCTATTGCATTAGAGGGGCTAGACGCTTTCTCGGCGAGCATAGACGCGCTTGGCATTTCTTTGGATAGCCGTACTTGGCTTGGCGGGAAGTTGCTTTTGTTGGGGCTTAAAGGGTCAAAGTTAATTACCTTTACCGGCGCTCCCAAGACTGCGACAATCGAGACTTCTGACATTGAAACAGACTCAAATCAGTCAATGATTACGATGGTCAAGCCGATAGTAGACAACGGGACGGGTAGTGCTTCTGTGGCTTCTAGGCTACAACTGAACCAGACCGTGTCATTCCCTACGGTTTCCGCAGCCAACAGCGAGAACCGCATAGGAACTAGGTCTTACGGCAGATACCACAGGGTAAAACTCCAGCCTTCTGGAGATTGGACGACAGCTATCGGCATGGATGTAGAGATTCAACAAGCAGGGACTAGATAATGTTTCGTGTTCTACCGTACCAAGGTGGAGACCCACGGCAGATTTCCGAGGTGGTCAACAACCTGATGAACGGCAAGTCCAATAATACTGGGACGATTACGCTTGCCACGGGCAATGCAACCACGACCACCCTGTACGACGAGCGTATTTCCGTAGATACAAAAATTGTCCTGATTCCGTTCTCAAACGCGGCAGAAGCGGACTCTGCGCCCTACGGTGCGTTTCAGGACACGACAGACCAGAACGCGACCACAACCTCGAACGAGTACATCATCAGTTGTGATACGACTGATTACAGCAACGGGGTAGTTTTAGAGAACACCAACAAGTTCCGTGTGCGTAATTACGGGATTTATAACATTCAATTTAGCATCCAGTTTGCCAACGCGGATGTGCAGATTCAAGACGTAGATGTGTGGTTTAAGAAGGGTAGCGGAAGCGGGGCTGCTTCCAACATTGCGGGAAGTAACAGCAAGTTCTCAGTCCCAGAGAGCCACGGCGGTACAGACGGACACTTGATTGCGGCGCTTAACTTTTTCTTAGAATTACAGGCAGACGACTACGTTCAGATTGCTTGGTCATCAACCGACACAGACTGCGGAATCGAGCATCTACCAACGCAGACAAGCCCAACAAGACCGTCAACCCCGTCTGTAATCGTTACTGTGAACTACATTGCTCCGGCGGCGTACTCAAACATTTACGTCTCTGCCCAACAGCAGGGACAGGCAACCATAAGCCACTATGCCAACTCTACGGCAGACAAGACTTATGCTTATATACTTGTAGGATGATTACAAGAAGATTTATACAACCGCAGGAAATAAGGTCTTGGTGGGATTTTGTAAGACCTGGGTTAGACGTTATTCGCGTCAAGTCCCCAGAGTATTGGATAAGCGAAGATGTTTATGCTGAGTGTTATTTTGGCAAGGCAATGTTGTGGGTCTTCTTAGAAGATAACCGCCCATTTGGGTTTGTTGTGTTGCAACCAAAGCCAGAAACACTACACATCTGGTGTGCATGGACACAAGAGGCAAGATTTACAGACACCTGCTTTGAGCAGGTAAAAGAGATAGCAAAGATTGGAAACGCTAAACGAGTGACCTTTGATTCTTGGCGAAAAGGCTGGGAAAAAAGGGCAAGGCAGTTGAACTTTAAGCCCCGTAGTTGGGTAATGGAGATTTAATATGAGTATGGGTGGCAATAGTGGCGGGCAAAATACAGTAACCCGCACAGAATTAGACCCAGCAGTTCGTCCTTATGTTGAGTACGGATTGTCTGAGGCGCAGAAGTTATACCAAACTCCTGGCCCATCATACTTTCCTGGGCAAACTTATGTGAGCCCGTCTGGAACCACGCAGTTGGGTCTACAAGCCGCGCAAAACCGCGCTCTTGTGGGCAATCCATTAGTCCCTGCTGCACAGGCACAGACGCTTGCAAATATACAGGGTGGGTATTTGGGTGGAAGCCCGTTCTTTCAGGGGGCGTTTCAACCAGCCGCCCAAGCAGCCCAACAGTCTTTCTACGACACGATGGGTAACATTGCTTCTACTGCTTCTCGTGCAGGGCGGTATGGCTCACCAGCCATGCAAAACCTTGAGAATCGCGCCTTAGGGCAGTTCTCTCAGGCTCTAACAAACACGGCAGGACAGTTGGCTTACCAGAACTACGAGGCTGAACGCGCCCGCCAGATGGCTGCAACGGGAGCCGCCCCAACAATGGCTCAAGCCGACTATCAAGACATTCAGCAGTTGTTAAATGTCGGTCAGGCTCAAGAGGGTTATCAGGAAATGGCATTGCAGGATGCTGTTAACCGCTTTAACTTCCAACAAAACCTACCTGCCGCCAAGTTGCAGCAGTACCTTTCTGCCGCTTACGGTTCTCCGCAAGGCGGGATTAGCACACAGCCGGTCTACCGCAACACAGGGGCCAATGTCCTTGGCGGCGCAATTGGCGGTTACGCTTTGTCAGGCGGTAATCCTTATGCTACGGCAGGGGGCGCAGCCCTCGGAGGGTTGTTAGGATGAGCGGGCCAGAACTTCTTGCCGCAGAAACGGTAGCCGCGACTGCAACGGCAGCAGAAACCGCAGCGGCAGCAGAGGCAATCAGCGCCGCCATTGCCGCAGCAGAAGCAGAGGCAGCAATACTTGCCGCAGAAGCAGCCGCAGCAGAAGGAGCAACGGCAGCAAGCGCAGAGTTGTTTGGTGGTGGCGCTCTTGACCCACTACAAGCTGCAATAAGCGCAGCAGAACAAGAAGCCGCCGCAATCAACATGGCTCAGGCTTATACAGGTCAAGGGTTAGCAGACCCCTTTGAGAAGTTTTTGCAATACGGGGTTGACGCAGATGCGCCTGGAGCGGCTATGCGGTCTCTACAATCTGGGTTTGCCAACGACCCGTTAAACACGCTAAAGAGCCTTCCGCAATACTTGGGTATGCCAGCAGGAGGCCCGTCTGCTATACAAACAATGTACGGTGCAAACATTGCCAAACAAATGCTTGGTGGCTCTGGCAGGCCGCAATCTACAACGTCTACAACGCAAATTAGACCCGGACAGCAAGTAAATATGTCGCAACCCATGTCTTTGCTTGCGCCGCAAATTCGCCGCCGACGGGGAATTTCTTTACTCTGAGGATACTATGCTGAACATTACCAATCCGTATGCGGGACTTTTGAGTTCCGAAGAAGAAAAGAAACTTGGGCAACAAGCGCAAACAATGGGCTTGCTTAACCTCGCCTCCGCTTTGTTCTCCGCTGGTGCGCCATCTCCTGTTCGGCAGGGACTTGGTACTGCTTTTGCACAAGGTTTGCCAGCATATATGCAAGGCGTGCAAGGAACGTACGAGCAGGGAATAAACGCCATGCTTACGCGTGAAAAGATTCAGGAAATGCAGAGAAAGCGCAACGAAGAAGAACAAATTCGCAAACTTGCACCACAGTTATTTCAAACAACCCGCGCACCAGCCCAAACAATTTATGACGTAGAGGGTGAGACAACTATTCCCGGAGCTGTTACAGGTGTTCGGGTAAACCGTGAACTTTTGCCCGCGCTTGGCGCTCTTGGCCCAGCCGGTATGCAATACGCAACACAGATTTCGGAATTTTCAAAGTCACTTCAACCCAAAACTAGCGTTCAAAGCATATTTAACGACAAAGGGCAAGAAGTTAAGGTTCGATACAACGAAGAAACCGGCGAGTATTCCCCAATTGGGGGCGCAAAAGCTGAATCGTTAGTTCAAATTGACCTCGGTAATATGGTTGAATTAAGAACTCCGACGGGCGCTGTTGTTGGAAGAATAGCAAAAGGCGCAGCACCAAAAGGCCCGTCTTTCTCTTTCAACGAATCAACTGGGTTGGTAATTGACCAGAATACTGGAGCCGTTTCACAACCAAGAGACACACAAGGAAACTTGGTTGATATTAGCCAATTTAGAAAACCGTCGGAATCTCAAGAGAAACAAGTTATTGGCGTACAAAATACTAGAAACGCCATTGGCGAGTTTAGAAATGAATTGTCTAACTTTACACGTTTAGACACTCTCAAGCCAACAGAACGCGCTCGCATTGAAACAAAGTATCGGAATATGCTAATGCAAGCCAAAGAAGCCTACAATTTGGGTGTTTTAAACGGCCCAGACTTGGCAATTTTAGAACAAATTATTTATAACCCAACATCAATGAAGGGCGTTGTTGTAGGGAAAGAAGCTATTGACGCTCAAGCCTCTGAACTTGACAGAATTATGGGGAATATAAAATCCACAGTTCAAGCAAGAGGGGGCGCGGTTCCGCAAACCACAAGTGTAATTTCTAAAACAGCACCTCCTGGCGTTCGTCAAGAACTGTGGGACATTATGTCACCGGAGAGTAAAAAATTATGGTCAACCCAGAAATGAATTTAGAGCAACAACGTGCGCTTGCGCTTGCTGAGGCCGAATTAAAACTTCGTCAACAGTCACAACCGAAGCAAGAAACAAGTTTTGGTCAGGATGTTATGCGAGGCTTTCGAGACCCAATTGATGCAGCCGCGCAACTTTTACCACGGTTTTTGGAAGTTGTTACATCTGCTGGCGGGACTTTGCCAAACGAAGTATCTGATTGGTTTGCCAAAGAATCTAATCGGGTAGATGCGCTAAACAAATCTGTTGAACAACAGTATCGTGCAGCCGGTGGAGAAGATATTAGCGCCGGTCGGTTTATTGGAAACATTGTTAGTCCAGCAAGCATTGTTCCTGCCGCTCGCGCTGGTCAGTTAGTAAGTAGCGGATTGCAGGTTGGTCGGCAAGCTGTTCGTGGCGCAGGGTTTGGCCCAACGGCTACTGCGGCAACAGTTGGAGCTGTTGGCGGCGCATTAACGCCAGTATCTGATACGGAAAAATTTGCCGAGTCTAAACTTTTGCAAACAGGATTAGGCGCGGCTCTTGGCCCAGTAGCAGAAAAGGTAGTTGGTGTTGTGTCCCCAAGAATTACCGAAAGCGCCCAAAAACTTCGTGAAGCGGGAATTTCAAACCTTACGCCAGGTCAGGCGTTTGGTGGGATTACACAAAAAATAGAACAGGCCGCAGAAAGCGTTCCGTTAGTTGGCGATGTTATTGCTGGCGCAAGAATGAGGAACATTGAAGAATTTAGTAGAACCGCAATTAACCAATCCTTAAAAAATATTGACGCAGAGTTGCCAAGAGGTTTGTCTGGTAACGCGGCAATTAAGTTTGCAGAAGACAAGATTGGGAAGGCGTACAATCAAATTGTTCCAAAGTTATCAGTATCATCGGACACAGTATTAACTTATGCCGGAGAGTCACCCGTAACGCTAATCAACAATATTGACAATATTGTGGCTGGCGCTTCTGCAAATCTTGATGACAAAGCAGCGTCGCAACTATCTAAGATTATTGAAAGCAACTTAACCAATAAATTTAAAAACAATGTTCTTTCTGGCAAGGACTTAAAAACGGCAGAAAGCGCATTAGGAAACTTTGCCGTTCGGTTTAAAAAAGCGCAAGACCCAAACCAAAATTTAATGGGCGACGCATTGTTTGATGTGCAACTTACTTTGCGTCAAGCAGTAGAAGAAGCCAATCCAGATTACAAGGGGCAGTTGCAAAAAATTAACGCTGCGTTTGCAGACTTTATTCGAGTTCAACGCGCCGCAGCTTCAACAGGAGCAAAAGAAGGGGTATTTACACCGGCACAATTAAGTGCCGCCGCCAAAGCCACGGACATTTCTAAACGTAAAGGTGCGTTTGCACGCGGTGAGGCAAGGATGCAGGATATTGCACAAGCCGGAGAACAAGTTTTAGGTTCTAAATTGCCCGATTCTGGAACACCGTATCGACTAGGTGTTGGGGCTGCCGGATTGGGCGCGTTGGGCGGTATTGACCCGTTGGCTGCCGCTTTAGGCGCTGGAACGATGGCTGCATATACACAACCTGGGATTCGTGCTTTGTCTGCGTTGTTATATGAGAGGCCAGAAGTTCTTCGTAGAATCGGAGAACCACTTCGTCGCACCGCACCATTTGTAACACCAGGATTGCTCGGCCCATTTCAAGAATAATCAGGAGTAATTAAATGCCTAAAACCAAGATTTCAGAATACTCAACGACCAACTCCTCTAACACAGACATAGAAAGCATTAATATCGACGAGGGCTGTGCGCCCTCTGGGATAAACAATGCTATCCGTGAGCTGATGGTTCACCTAAAGGAGTTCCAGACAGGCTCATCTGGTGACCCTCTGACGGTCGCTGGCGGGATGTTCATATCTGGGGGTGGGTCGGCTAACACCTTGACCGTGACGGGGATTCTGACGGCTTCTGGGGGCACGATTCTGTCCTCTACGAACACCTTGTCCGGCTCCAACATCATTTCTGGCAATATCAACTCGTCGGGAACCACAAATACGTTCTCTGGCGGCAACATCCTGTCGGGTATGAATACGATTTCCGGGTCTGCGATTATCTCTGGGAACATCAACTCTAGCGGGACAAACACCTTCTCGGGGACGCAGGTTATCTCTGGTGGGTCTACCTTCTCAGGCGCAGCCAAGGGAACCCTGGTAACGGACAACGACGGCAGCTTTGACATGACCGCAGGAAACAACTTCACCTGTACGCCTACGGGAACGATTACGCTTACATTTACTAACATAACTAGCGGACAATCGGGTAACATTCTGCTAGTAAATGGTAGCAATTACACGGTATCTGCCCACGCCAACACGAAGGTTGGAACTGGCGTGCTTACGGCACT